CTTTAGTAACTATTGATAATATTATTGTCCGCAATGTTACATCAGGTCAATGCGTAGTACCTAACAGCAGTGTGAATGAACATTGGACTTATGTCGAATCATTAAACGGATGGCAGAAGATAGATGGAACTGCAGCAAGTGCCTTTCCAATAACATTAGCTAATACTATAGTGAATGCCACTAACTATCGATTGACATATAAGGTAACTAATATGCCTGAAGATGGGATTGCTTACATGGAGATTCAAGATGGAGCGAATGCAGTACTATCAAACACACAAAATAATGGAGAGTTTGCAGAGTATTTAACTCCTTACAGTGGTCCATCATTACAGCCTTTTGTATTAGCTAATCCTGAAGCTCAGAACGGAATCATTTATGATATCACTATTGATGAGATGTGTTACAATCATCAAATCAGAATTACTTATCCTGATGGCTCTCCTGCTTCACAATGGTATGATTCATCAAGTGTTATTCATCCAATTCAATATTTCAAAGATAGGATTGTGTGGTGCTTTACTTGGGAAGATTTAATATCATATGATAATCCATTTGCAGGACTTGATTCTGATTGTTACACTATCAGTATTGAAGATAACTGCATAGGCTCAATAACAACTCAATCCTACACTATTATAAATTACAAAGCAACAGGAAGCCATGATTGCTCAGTTATAGTGCAAGGAATAAATCAGGGCAATGCATTTGGTTTCTTCTTCAATGATCCTTCAACTGCTGTAGAGTTTATACTTATCCAACGCTTAAGAATACTTCAATTCAATCCGATGTATCCTGTAAAGACTGAGCAATATACATTCTCAAATGGTACAATGAATCGTACTTATGCAGAGACTGGCAAGGTAAGGACTGCATGGTTTGATTATGTAGATGAGCCTACGCATGATGTTATCAGACTGCAATTGTTATCTGATACATTAATCATAGGCAGTGAGCCATTCTTCTGTATTGCGGAAGATTACGAGCCTGAATGGGGACAGAATGGGAAGTATAATTTAGCACAGTCTAGAGCTGTTCTAATGGCACAGAATGAGCCGAGATTATTCAATAAAAACTGTATATGAGAGGAATAGTAACGATGGCCTTGAAGCATGCATTGTATGGCAAGTATGCCTACAATCTTGCTTTGAGCATTAAGAGTGCTGACATGCACCAACAGGTAGCAGTGATTGCTGATGAAGAAGGATTAAGGCATTTGCATCCTGGACAAAGAATGATATTTGATTACATCATCGAGCCTGCATTAGCACAGCCTTTAGTCAATAAGTTCCATCTCCATGAACTTTCTCCATTTGAGGAGACCTTATTCGTGGATGCTGATATGATTTTCAGCCCTATGGCAGACTTTAATGAGTTTTGGAGGTCTATGTCCAATGTCGAATGGACTATGGCTAATAGAGGCTCTGATGACTTAATAAAGGGAATCAGTGAATGGACCACTAAAGAAGATATTGAAGAAGCTTATGGAGGAGTTAATCAGTGGTATGACTTATCATCAGAGTGGATTTACTTCAAGAAAAATGACCTATCTTACACTATCTTTGTAAATGCAGAGATGTACTATGAAGAAAATAAGTTGAAGGTAAGAGCATTTGCTGGGGATAGACCTGATGAGCCTTACTTTAATTTAGCTTTGATTAGTGTAGGCCACAAGCCACATCAAGCACCTTATCAGCCGACCTATTGGCAACCTGCGATGAAGGGATTTCCTGGAGTCATGGGAATCAAGAAGGGATGGATGGCTTTCAGTGTCGGAGGAAAGACAATACCTCAACAACAGCAAGTAGTCTATGATGAGCTTGCTAAAAACGCATCCTTTAGGATGAACATGCCGAGCATGAAAATTGCTCAAAAAATGAATCAATTAAGTGAAAGAAAAGTAATTTAATGGCAGCAGTAACACCAGCATTCCTAGAGCCGTATTTAACAACTAAATACCGACATGTTTACTACCATGATGCAGTAGAGTTAGCAGAAGAATTAGCAGTCCATGCAAATGGGGAATTCCCTGATGATTTAATCACAGAGAGAAGACCTGCGGAGAGTGAAGAAATCAAAAATTACAGAGAAAAGATTTTCACTCCAATCACTAAGCCAGTGTTCACGAAAGTGTACAATAGCTTGATGAAGATCCGTAAGTCTTCTGATTGGATGATTAGCTTTCCATCAGATGTTCCTGCTATGATTGCAGCGGATGAGACTCCTGAGGAGTATCTGATGAAGAAGTTTCCTCGCAATGGCTCTATCACTAACTGGATGTTCAGCGTAGCATTCAAGCCTTACTTGATAGATGCTAATGCAGTAGTGTTCACAATGCCTACTAACTTCGAGATTCAAGACAATGAATACTTTAAACCATACCCTAAAATATTTTCATCAGCGCAAGTTATTGACTACAAGATTAACGAGTTCTACCTCTTGCTTGACAGTGAGATGCTTAGTTATGAAGAAGATGATTACTATTATAGTAATGGTAGAAGATTTTATCTTATTCAGCCTGATATATTTCAGGTCTTTGAGGAGAAGAATGGAAAGGTCTATGAGGTAATGCAGATACCTAATGTGCTTGGATATATCCCAGTGCGCCATATGAATGGAATGGTAGTACAACAAAGTCAAGATAGGTCTTTATTCGAGTCTCGTATCAGTGGCATAGTGCCAATGTTAAACGAGGCAGTTCGTGAGTATTCAGATTTGCAGGCTGAGATAGTACAACACATTCACTCTACTATGTGGGCGATTCAGCCTCAGCAGTGCGGTAGATGTAAGGGAGTAGGCGAGATTCCAAGAGAAAACTCAGCTCCTGTATCATGTCCAGGATGCGGAGGTAAGGGATTGCTTCCATTGAATCCATTCGAGCATATAGTAATGCCAATGCCTAAGGCAGGAGAGAACACAGCTATCACTCCTCCGATTGGTTATGTTCAGAAGCAAACTGATATAGCTCGACTACAGGAAGAGAGAATTAGACAGCATATTTACGATGCATTAAGTGCTATCAATATGGAGTTCTTAGCTGAGACTCCTATTGCTCAATCAGGAGTTGCTAAGCAAGTGGATAGAGAAGAACTTTACAGCTTCGTGCATTCAATTGCAGAAGATATTGTGAGAATCATGGATGAGGTTTGCTATGATGTTCTTGCTTGGAGACACTATGCACAGAATGTAGAAATCAATCAGTTACTTCCATACATTCCAGTTCCTGAGCGTTATGATATGCTTAGCGGAAAGGTGCTAGTAGATGAGCTTACTGCAATGGTACAAGCTAAGGTTGATCCTGCAATTATCAATGCAGCGCAAATAGAATTAGCAGATAAGAAATTCAACGAATCAAAAGTAAAAGACTTAGTGATACTTAAACTTAAACTAGATCCATTCGCAGGAGTACCTGAAGAGAACATCAGCTTACTTAGAACATTTGGAGCTATTGATCAAGCAGATTTAGTGGTACATGCAAACATTAATAAGTTTGTTACAAGAGCACTATCTGAAGTAGAAGGATTTGCAGAGTTAGCTTATGGTGAGCAGTTGCAGATTATGCAACAGTATGCAAGCGAAATGAAGAAACCTTTACCTCCAACTCCATTAGCATAATAGATGGCTAAAGCAGATGCGATAATAAGGGATATTACAGACCTTATAGAGGCTCGGATTGATGCTTGGAATAGCAATATGCCAAAGCTTCAAGAAGATGCCTATAAAGTCGTTTTAGAGCTATCTGCTGAACTTGAAACAAGCAACGGACAAATCAAGCCATCTGTTAAAAACATTAAGACTATTGCGAAGATTAAAGCAGAACTTGATAAGACTATTTTTAACAAGGAATATCAAGATGATCTCGATGCAATCATAGAAGATTATAAAACTATTTCGGACTTACAGCGTAATTACTTTTCAGCAGTAGTAGGAAAGTTCAAAGTACCATCAGTGCTTGAGCAAATTCAACAACTAGCACAGGATGCAGTGATTGAGCAGTTAGGTCAGGATGCAATCAGTGCAAACTACACAGGACCAATCAAGGACATCCTAGTTAAGAATGTAACTACAGGCGGAAGCAGAGCAGAGTTCATCGAGCAAGCAAGAGAGTTTATGCTAAATACTGACACTGGAGATGGAAGATTAGTAAGATACACTAAGCAAATAGTTACAGATAGCTTGAATCAGTTCTCAGCTAACTACAATGCAACGCTCACAGATGACTTAGGATTAGTATGGTACAAGTATGATGGCTCTTTGAAAGATACTTCAAGACCATTCTGCGATGCATTAATAGCAGCAAAGCAGACTTGTATGCCATACATCCACAAATCACAGCTAGAAGAGATTGTAAGTGGTAATATTTGCGGAGAGCAAGTGCCTATCTATGATAAGACAGGCCTTCCTCAAGGTATGATTGCTGGGACAAATGCATCCAACTTTAGAATCAACAGAGGAGGTTACAACTGCAATCATCAGCTCTATCCAGTAAGTGCTGCGGTAGTTCCAAAGGACTTAAGAGACAAGTTTAAAAATGCTTGATTGTAGTGTATATTTGTAGAAACAAAAGCTCGAAAGAGAAAACCATATGACATTAGCTGAATTTATTCAAGAATTATCAGAAAGAGTACAAATCGATGCTGCCGATGAGCAGTTAAAAGCATTAGTGATGAATCCTGCACTTTCAAATGTGCAAGTTCCATCTAGTGTTGCAGCTTCAGTTCAACAGCGTTTGATGACTGAGAACGAAGCAAAGATTAATCCTGTAGTAAAGAAACACTTTACAGGCACTGCACTAAGCACTGTGGACAGCAAAATTAAGGACCTGCTTGATGAGTTTAGTTTCGATGATGAGACAAAGACTTCCATCTTAACTGAGCAGAGCACTTACAATCGTATTCCTATGCTTGCTAAAGCTATTGCAGATGCAAAGGACCGTAGCATCAGTGCAACTGGAGGAGAGAAGAAAGCATTAGTTGATAAGATTAGTGAACTTCAGAATCTACTAAATGCAGAGAAGGAAGGCCGTAAATCTGATATCTTTAATGTGAATTCACAATGGGAATCTAAGCTTACTGAGAAAGAACTTTATGCTATGTTTAGTCAGTACAACTACGCACTTGACTTAGACAAGGATATAACAATCTCAACTGCTAAAGGTTTATGGGAAAAGAAGCTTAAAGAAAGAGGAGGCAAGTACATCTTCAGTAATGATGGATTGAAACTTGTTAATGCAGAAGCTCCTGATCTTCCTTTCACAATTGATAATAAGACAGTAGATGTCAAATCATTTACTGAAAATGTCTTGGCTGAGGCTAAACTGTTGAAAGTGCAAGGACAGGCTCCTGCATCTCCTGCATCAACTCCAACTCCAAGTCCTGTAAATGTAGCTAAGCAAACAGCACCTGCTGCTAAAGCGGCTACTTCAAAAGCTCTTGCTGATTTCAGAGCAGGAAGCAATCCATATTAACAGTCATAATCGTGATATGTGGCCTCAAAGCCAAACACTTTACAAC